CAGACGCCGCCCTCAGGTCGAGGGTAGCCAAGTCATCTAACAGAGCCCGTTGGGCGAGCCCCTGATTAACTCGTTGATCATCCAAGTCAACACCGACGGTTTTGAGCCGTCTCCGAAGAAAGCCCCCCACCCCCTTCTGAACGAAGAGGTTTAAGGTGGGTTCGATCGCGATAAAACGATCGGTCTTTGCATTCTTCGGCACTGTCTCCGCGCGGCACGACTCTACAAGATTGAAACAATCCCGCGTTAGCGAGAAAGCTCCCTCAGGTTGTCGTCCTAATACCGCTTCTGACCAATGGAGGTCAGACGAAACCATCAACCCGGCTAAGGGCAGACAGCTTCGAGAGACAGTGAAAGGCAGCAATGCCATTTTGTGGTCCACTTGGGCCTTGCGACGTGGGAGGTCCCACGTCGCGCCCGGACCCCACCCCGAGTGCGTAACAATACGTGAGTATGCAAAGGGCCCTAGCAGTCTCGAGATTTTACGCTGAGCAAGGTACAATACCTGCTCGACGCCGACATCAGAAGAGATGCCGGATCGGAAGCGCCGAAGCCTAATGTTGGTCTCACGACATGTATCTTCAGAAGTTCTGAATTTCTGAAGTGCCACCGCCTCTGTGTCGGTCCCTGTCTGCAACCCCTTCCATTTCGAAAGGAAGCTACTAACCAGGTAATCTCCACTGAAGCGACGGGAGTCGCACTCTCGGTAATCTCTCACGGGGATGTCGTACTCAGCGAGTTGTTTATGCTCGCCGTACTTATACCTCATCCATAATCCGAGAGAGATCGGGCTGTCAACATCCTTACAGAGGGCGTAGAACACTGCGTCCATAAAGGTAAAAACCTCTTCTGTTAAGGTTACCCCCGAAGGGGAACGTCATCCGGACTGGTAAAGTCCGGGCGCTAGTTGCGCCAGTTCTCGAGCTGCTCGATGAACGTGATGAAGTTGGCGTCGGCGAGCAAGTTGGCCTTCATCTTGCGGACATCCTTGCGGTCTTGCAGCGAATCGCGCGACGAGAAGATGAACTCCTCGTTCGAGCGGTCCACGTACGCGACCGTGGGAGCCGTTTGATAACCGGCCGAATTGACACCGACGACCTCCAGGACCGGCTTGTGAAGGCCGATCTTGACACGGTTGACACGGTTGGCCGACGAAACCAGCCCATTCGTCGGAGGCGGAAGACGAACCAGCTGAGCGCTGATCCGCCAATATCCATCCGGCGTGGGCTGGCTCCGGTCTTCCCACCACATGACGCCATTGGCGTCAAAGCCGAGCGGGTTGAAAGTGTGGTTCACAGGTGTTCCCTGTGCGTCCGCGAGAACGATGTTCGCGACAGTCGGCATAGAGCAATAACTCCAATTGTTGACGATAAGAATCGGGACATCCGACTCCACTTTCAGTTTTCAACCATCGTGCACGTAGAGGGGGTTTAGGAAGGGCCCCCACGTTTGGTGACGTGCAGTGACAGAAGCGAAGCGGCACTGAATAGCCGCGACGAACCTAGTTTCGCATCAAAACTTGGAAACGCAGGCGGTAGTAGCCCTGCGCCAAGTACAGACCGGTCCTTGGTCGATCGGGTTGAACTGGCGTTGCCAGCCTGAACCAGGGTAAACCCTGATTCAGTCCCGTTTGATGTGACGCTCGCAACACAGGTCAGCCTCGTCGTATGGGTAACAAATCCACCCGACTGCCCTTGGGCAAAGAGAAGCGCTGACTCAAGGTTTCGGAGGTAACCTCCGACGTTAAACACCCAGTCAACCACGAAGCTTAAGGCGAAGGTTTCCCACGCCAGGCTCACAGGGTTCAGAGAGGTGTAATTCGCGAGCGATATGAGACGACTGGGTGGAATCGTGAAACACGCTTCCACTTGACAGCGTTCGGAGAGCGTCCACGTCATCCTCTGGCTTTCGCCATAAGAGCCGTTGACGACCTTCAAACCGGTCTGAGTGCGAGAGCTCCGCTCCCGCACTCGTATCACCGCATTGCTAGAGAAGTCGATCATCTGCTTGACAGTACTGTAGATGTCACCCACAAGGGGCTTAATACCGTACTGATACTCAAGCCAACGCCGACCCCACTGCTTCGGATGATACCGCTTTACGAAGCGAACGAGTCGTCCTGCCTGC